TGCCGCGCCGGTCTGCCGATCTGCCGCCGGGCAGGCCGGAGCCGCCGCCGAGGGTATTTACCGCGCCCGGTATCGTCCCCGGATAAGCTAAGCTAATATGCCCCCTATAGTCCCCCAAATGCAGCGATTTGCACAGAAAACGCCACGGAATTTTGTGCAAAAAAACTTCCCCACGTCCCCCCTAAAGGGGGACTGGGGAACGAAAACAGCCCTATTGACGGCGCAAAAATCCGCCGCTATCATGCAGGGCAAGCGGACGGCCACAGCGACCGCCGCCCAGCGAACCGCCGCCCACGGCGACCAGAAAGGGGAGGTGAACATGACCACGCCGAACACAGGCGAATTGCTTGTACAGCAAGCGCAGGAGGCCGAACGGCTCCGGCTCTTGATACTCGCTGACGAGTGCAAGACCATCGAGGAGTTCCGCGAAAAGCTCCGCGAGCGGCTGAACAAGTAAAACGCCGGGCCACCCCAGCAAGGCACGGCCCGGCGTTCTTCCCCCGGCACGGGCGGCGAGTTCGCCGCCGCCCGGCCACGGCTAAATCATAGCACACCCGCCCGCAGAACGCAAGCCCAGCAGGGCAGGCCGAAAAAATTTCCCCCTACGGGGGAACACCCCGGCCCTGAAAAAAAATTCAAAAAAACGCTTGACAAAATACACGGTGCCGTGTTACATTCGAGCCACAGCAAACAACACGACACCGTGTACAGGCCGCCAAGGCCGGAAAGGAAAAACGCCATGACTAACAACGAGATCATTTTCGAGAACGTCCGCGCCAGCTTCACCCCCGCCCAGCTCGCCGAGCTGGTGAACGCCACCTACACCGCCGAGCAGATCGCCGCCCGCCGCTCCAACGTCACGATCACCGTTGACGAGGGCAGCGCCGCCACCGCCGAGGACATCTTCACCGCCATGCTCGCCGCCGATCAGTTCCACACGTTCGCCGAGTGGAAGCGCATGGGCTACAGCGTGAAAAAGGGTGCAAAGTCTGCCATCACCTGCCAGCTCTGGAAGTACACCGACAAGCCCGGCAAGGCCGTCCGCGAGGCCGCCGAGGCCGCCGGGAAAGACGCGCCGGAGACCGACCCGCATTTTTACATGGCAAAGGCCCATTTGTTCCACGCCTTACAGGTGGAGAAGTCCAAGCGTTGACCCAGCGCAAGCGGATACTTTAGCAGGGCTGCACCGCACAAAGCAACCCAGCCCCAGAAGCAAAACCCAAAAACAAGATCAGGAGGAACACAAGATGAAATTCACAGGACGCTACACCGCCGCCACCGCCAAGGCCCTGAAAGGCTCGCCGCGCCTCGTCTGCCAAGTCACCGAGGACGGCACGATCTACGTATGCAACGGCTTTCTTCTCTGCACCATGAACCCGCCGGAGTACGCCGCCACCGTGCAGGGCTTCACCTGCTGCGAGCCGGGCAACTGGACGCTTGACAAGGACGGCAAGCACGATGACGACGCACACAAGCTCGATCTCGTCAGGCTGTACGCCGACACGCTGAAAGCCAACGCCGACGCGCAGCCCCTCCAGCGCTCCCCGTTGACCGTGCAGACCCCCAAGGCCGCCGCCGTCTGCTACTACAACGCCGCCGCCGATTTTGCCGCGATCTACGACACAAAATTCATCGCCGCGCTGCACCCCGCCGCCCAGCTCCGCACCACGTCCGCGATCTCCGCCGCCGTCGCCTATTGCGACGATGAACCGTTTGCCGTGGTCATGCCCATTAAGGCCGAACCCGAAACCGTTCGCGCCGTCCGGGCTTTTTTCACCGAGGCCGCCGAGGACAACGCCAAAACCGGCGAGGCCGACAAGCTCCGCGCCGATCTGGCCCAGTCTCAGGAAGAAGCCGCCACCCTGCGCGGCGATCTGTACCGCGCCGCCAACGAGATCGACGAGCTGAAAAACAAGCTGGCCGAGCTGCACGAAACCAAGACGGAGCAGCCCGCCGCCGAGGCCGTCGAACCCAAGACCGCCGCCGAGATCATCGCGGCCCGCTGGGCAGAGGTGGACGGCCTGACCGCCACCATCAAGGGCGCGACCACCGCCGCGCCGGTGGTCTGGCTCTCCGGTGACACAAAGCCCCACGCAAAAGCCATCGAGGCCGACGGCGGCAAGTGGAGCGGCAAGAAGAATGCCTATTATTTCCGCGTCGCATAACAAAACCCAAGCCGAAACGGCCCGCCGGGGCCGTCCGCCGGGAATGGCCGCCCGGCGCTGATGATGGCAGGCCAAACACAAAAATGAGGAGGAACAAATCATGAGCGAACGGAAAAATGGGAAGTGCGTTGTTTACGAAGATCGGCACGGAAACACCCGTTGCGGCGTATGCTGCGCGGCTCTGTTCTGCGACGACAACGGCGATATGCCGGATACCTGCCCTTGCTGCGGCGCTCCGCTCGATTACAGCATTTACGGCCCCGCCGAATGACCCCCAGCAGCCGGACACCTTGGACGGGCCGCACCGAGCAAAGCGACCCGACCCCACGCACAAAACCAAATCACAAAATGGAGGTACACAAAATGGAGATCATCAAGCAATACCGCGACGGGAACGAGCGGCATGACATCGTTTGCCTTGCAGGTGAAACGCTGTTTGAAAACCGGTATTCCGTGTTGGAGGATAGCTGCTGCCTGCGTCACCCCAGCAGCACCGCCGGATATTTTCACAGTCTCGACGAGGCCGAGGCCGCGATGCACAAGCACCGCCTCGCCGCCGTCGAGATCAGCGAGGAGGCTTGACCATGTACGCGCTGGAATACAAGCAGCTTTACATCCCCCGCGAGGCGCTGACCAAAAACCGCACGTGCCAAAGCTACCGTTGGAAGCAGTACGCCGTATGCGAGGAACGGGAGCCGCTGGAGCAGATCAAAGCCACGAAGAAACGCCCGGAGGAGTGGCGCGTCGTCCCGCTGGCCGATAGCGTCTGACCCCCAGCAGCCGGACACCTTGGACGGGCCGCGCCGAACAAAGCGACCCGACCCCACGCACAAAACCAAATCACAAAACGGAGGTACACAAAATGGCATGGCTTTACATCCCCGCCGAGACAGGCGAACGCATCGAAACCATCTGCAATCAGCACTACAACCCCGGACGCGGCGCGTGTGACTGCCCGCTCTGGCCCGCCTGCAGCTACTCGAACGATCTCACAAAATCCAACGCGGAGAACACCCGCATTTTTGAGCAGGGCATGGCCGCCGCTCTGGCCGCCCTCGACAACGAAAACAGGAGGTAAACAACATGGCATCCATCGAACGCAAGATCAGCGGCACCTTTGCCCCCGTCCCCGGCGGCTACGCCCAGCAGATCAACGAGCAGACAACGCTTTTTGTCCCGGACTTCTCCGCCGCCCGCTACGACCCCAAAACCGGCGAGCTGTTCGGCTACGCCCCGGACTACGCCGCATTAGAGGCAGAAAAGGCCCCCGCCGTGCAGGCCGACAAACCCGGCGAATATGTCTACTGCTACGAAATGCAGCAGGCCCCCACGGGCTGTGACTTTGCCGCCGATCTTTCCTACTACGGCAAGCATTACTTTCTCCGCCCGCTCCGCGACGACCTGCCCCAGCTCCACGGGCGCGGCATCAGCTACGACCAGCAGCGAAACACCTACACGGTCACGTGCCGTGCCTATGACAAGCTGAAAGAGCAATACCGCATCCGCTATGAAACCTGCCTCGACTGACCACAAAACCGGATACCTTGGAGCCGCCGCACCGGACAAAGCGACGGCACCCCATAAGCGAAACCCCAAAACACAAAACGGAGGTACACACCATGTACGAACAGACAAGCATGATCTCCCCGCCGCAGGCCGAAGCAAAGCCCGCCGCTCGCTACTACGAGATCAACGAGGACACGGCCCGCAACGCTCACTACTGCGTCCACATGAGTGACTACCGGCCCGGCAGCGCCACCAACGGCTACCGCGCCGCCGTGGACGAGGCCGCCGCGCTGGTGGAGGCGCGTAAATCCAAGGTCAGCCCCTACTACCACGACAAGCTCGACGCGCTGCTTGACCGCTACGCCCGCCGCCTTGCTCAATGGACGAACGACTACAACCGCAATCAGGCCAGCTATCCCAGCCAGTTCATTTCCGGCGCGGGCAATTACAACATGAAAAAGCACGAAAAGCAGATGTCCCGTGAGGGCACCCTCTGGAACGAGTACAACGAGATCAAGGCCATCTTGAACAAGATCGAGGCCGTCGGCACCGGCGCGGTAGACCTTGCCGACCCCCACGCCCGCGAAATGCTCGCTGAACAGCTCCAAAAGCTGCAAGCCCAGCTTGACCGCGACAAGGCTCTGAACGCCTATTACCGCAAGCACAAATCCTTTGACGGCTTTCCCGGCCTGACCGCCGAGGCCGCCGCCAAGCTCACCGCCGACTTTGCCGACACCTGCCAGCGCTGCCCGTGGGTAAAGCACCCCATCCCCGACTATGAATTGACCAGCCTGCGCGGCAAGATCAAGCGCGTACAAGCCCGTCTTGACGAGCTGGACAAGCGCACGGAGCAGGCCGAGCAACCCGCCGAAAGCACAAAATTCTCCGGCGGCGAGATCGTCCGCAACCTCGAAGCCGACCGCCTCCAGATACTCTTTGACGAGAAGCCCGACGAGGAGACCCGCGCCGCGCTGAAACAAAACGGTTTCCGCTGGTCGCCCCGCTATAGCGCGTGGCAGCGCCAGCTTACCCCCAACGCCGAAGCCGCCGCCCGCCGCGCCCTCGGCCTGACCGAATAACAAAACCGCCCAGCAAGTTACCAGCAAGTTAAGCACCCACCCCGGAGGTCACGAGGGCAGAAAGGACACCGCCATGGCCACGACCACGGCCCCCACAAGATACACGCTCAACCACGACGGAACGCTGGAAAAATGGTACTTGGAACACGACTGCGGCGAAATCGTCTATCTCCGCAAGACCTCGCGCCCCAAGTGGAACTGCTGCATGAAAGAGTTTCCCGCCGCTGAAGTATTCCCCGACTACAAAACCGCCCGTGCGGCGCTTAAAGCCCGCGCCTCCGCCAAAATTGCCCCGTAGACTTTTACACGCCTGCGTGTTATAATGCGACAAAACAAAACCGAACAGGGAGGCAGACCATGAACGAAGTCCCCGAAGTGTTCCCCGCGTACCGCCTTGTGGCCGAATTTGCCGACGGCCAGCGCCTCACCTTTGACGGCCTCACCGAGCAGCAGGCACAAGGCCGCATGGAGGCGGCGCAGGCCCAACACGGCGATATATGCTGGTATGACGGCGTGACCGATCAGCACTACGAAAACGGAAAATATTACAAGCTCGCCCCGCAGCCGCCGGAGATCATCGTGATCGACCTGACAGACTGCCCGGACGAGCCGGAAAAGGAGGATTGACCATGCCCATACCCGAAAGCAAGCGCCGCAACAACGATATTTACAACGCCAAATGCGACCGCATCAGCGCCCGCCCTATTAAGCCCATCGGCAACGCCATCCGCGCCGCCGCCAAGGCCGCCGGGCAGAGCGTACAGGCGTATGTGCTGCAAGCCTGCGAAGAACGCATGAA